AAGACTTAACAGCAGCATCGAAGGCTTTAACGCCAAGAGCTGCTATCTTCATCTTTGCGCCTGTCTGCGCTCCTATAGCACCAAACAAACCAACCTTCTTCGCAGCAACAGTACTAGAAATGCCGACTTTCTTGAACTGACCTTCTAACTGTTTACCCTTATCCGTAATCTTCTTGATCTTTTCAGGAACACCTCTTGAATCAAGGGTTACTCCTATTGTCGAAAGCAGGGCCGCCATTCTCTGTTATCAATCTTGTTTTAGTTTAACGCCTACGTGCCATTTGCATTTGCTTTTCCTGTTCTTCATTTAAAAGGTCGAAATAAGCTGACCACAATAGTAGTTCTGAGAGAGTGATTCGCTTATTTAATTCAAGCAACGTATAACCCAGTTCTTTAGCTACTCCTAGTTGAAGCCTTAGAAGATTATCTTTTTTTAAAAGCTCTTTTAACCTTTTGGGTCGTTTTCTTCTTCCTCCTTGGCGGCTAGATCTACTATTGCCTTGAGAAGTTTATCGAGATCTTGTGCTTTAACTTCATTCTTTAGTTCGGCTGTATGACCTGCCGCAAACATTCTTCTACCATTTTCATCGGTTGCTTTTTGGATAAGAAGCTTAAGAGCAAATGCATTGGGATCATCGTTAGTACCTTTCATTGCAGCTTCCCTCTCTGCAAAAGTCATTGGAGTACACCAAAACTCAAAGACTTCGCCATTAGACAAAACAACGTCTTGTTTTACTGGGAGGAGATTGGCTGCTTTTTTTAATTTCTCTAATGGACTTAATGGTTTAGCTGTTGGCATTTCAAATAACTGGGGCTGTAAATACAACTCTAAGCAAAAAGAAACCCCCTGACAATAAGCCAAGGGGCGAGTTTACCCAATTAAGCAGATGTGGAGAAGTCGAAAGTAGGAGTATTAGTTGGCCTAAAGGTTACTTCAACTATCTGAGAATCGTCAGCATTAATATTAAAAGTTGCTCCCAAGAGAACAGCATCCATCGCAATACTACGACTCAAAGCTTCTGTGCCTTGCTTGTCCTGATAAAGCTTAAAAGCAGCTCCGACCTGTTGACGTTGAAGAACATCTTCTACCATTCTGTTTGAAAGAGCAGAATCTTCATTCGTTACATAAACAGAAGCACTACCAGAACCATCTGCAAAACCTGATATATAAGTTTTGAACGGTGCATACTGTCCGATTGTTCCGCCAATTGTCGTTACGTCGATTTCACTTCTTGTTACTTCAAAACTCCAAGACTGAACTTGTCCTACAGAAGCATAGTCATCATAAAAGACTTCAAATTCATTAGGTGAAGCAGCTGTTCCAACGTCAGTCAAGTTAACAGCCGAACCACCATTGGTTGCTGAAACAGTCATAGCACCTGAAGCTGCTACATAAGTCTTGACGTAATAAGTTGTTCCAGCAGCTAAACCAGCAGGTAGTGTTCCTGTGCCTGATCCACCTGTTTGGGAATTAATAACTTTAAACTGGACAGGATCACCAGCTTTTAAATTTAGGTAAGCTTCAACAACCATTGTCTCAGTACCAATAGTTACATCAGCCGGAGCAAAAGTTCCTGTAGTTCCAGCAGGTTTGTAATAGAGTGCGCCAGATGTGCCTGACAGAACGGTGACAGCCATTTGAATTAATTAGTCTAAGTATGCGTCAAATGTAGCCGAAATCTGAGTCTGATAGTAGGATTCAGGCTCAGGAGGGCTTACAGGTGATGGGCCAGAAGCAGCATCAAATATAATACTACTAAATTTAGCACGATCAAATTTGTCTTTGACTCTTTCTGCAATCGTGAAATTAGCCCCTGCTCCTACTCCAATGGGAGTAAAAACATTAATAACTAAAGTTCCAGTTTGACGGTTGAAGGATTCACCAGTTGCAGGTGCTTGCAAAGTTGCATAATTATTCCCTCCAAATCTAAGAAATACTTGAACCCAAGGCGTGTTGTTTGGTGGATCAAAAGGAGCGTTTTGATAAGCAACAGGATAAGCAGGGCTTACAGCCATTTCCGTAGCAATACGTCCCTCTATTGCAGCTCTGACCTCATTAAAAGTACTGCTCATTGTATTTTCCCTGCTTGTGAACTAAACCAACTTTGACTATCTTTTGCTATTTGTTCAACCCATCCTGGTTCGGCTTGTTGGCTGCTACCATCCGCTAATTTCTCAGCATAGGGAAGAGTGTTGTGAAGAATATAGGCTTTCCCCACTTTCTCCGAGCCAGGACTGTAATTAATTCCTTTAGGTGCTGGAACAGATTTAACTGGACCAGCATCATAAACACCAATTGCATCTTGTCCTATCTGCCAACTTGCTCTAAAACGACCTGTATCAACAGGACTCTCTTGTTTTAATCTTTGATCTGTATACAAAACAGCTTGACGCAATAAAGCATTGAATTTCTTTTCTATTTCATCCCCGTAATTGCCAGGTTTAGCACCTTTGAAAGTAACAGCCATTATCCTCTCAAAATAAACTCATAAGAGATAATTGCATTATTTGCCTCATCATTCGTTATTCTAATGATTTGATAAGCAACAGAATTGATAACAAATTGATCAGATAATGTCGGAACATTTGCCAAAGACGCCCCAGCGACTGTTAAGCGTTTATCAGTTGCCTTAACTAAACTATCCACCTCTTTCAAAGTGACGTCACTCACAACACCATTAACAGTCGAATCAGTAGCAGTCTCGCTAATTGTTCCAGTGGTTGCATTATAAGTACCAGGAACTTTCCTTCTAAAAGTAACGCTACTTGAAAAAGGCTTTAATGCTTTCGGAAGAGCAGCTCTTAACTTATCGCCAATTGCCATTAGAGGTAATAAGCGACAACAGTTCCACTAGCCAAGGTGATGCTTGTGAAGACTCCTTCTATTTCACTCCCATGCTTGATAGGAATAGCAGAAACAGTTGTTGATCCGTTCTCTGTCACGTTCGGACTCACTAAAGTCATCACAGAATCTTCAAATGCATGTATTTTTCCAAATCGCCCAGTGTGTGCTGATGTGTTTGTGATGATGAGTGCGGCTGGATAAGTTTGGCCCATTGTTTTAGCTCCGTTTGATTGCTACGTTACCTGGCCCACTTATTCTAATACCTGTAAAGTATCGTTCAAACATTGGTGGAACCCTATCCGCCCCAATTGCTCCATTTATCGTGTTAGGTGTAACGTCTATATTTCCTATTTTCACAGCTTGGTAATCTTCTAAACCAGAAAGGCCAAGACCTGCTTTATTGTTATTTAAATAAGCTGCCAAGACAGCTTGAGCTTTTTTTATTTGATCAGGAATCTCAGTGTCAGTGAAATAATCAGTCGTAATACGGAAAGGGAAACCTGTTGCATAAGTGTTGATATAAGTATCTGGTTTTCTTACTCCTGTTCGGGGCCATTGCAACGCTTGGGTATCTGTTGCCCTAGCACCTAAAAACCTTTCACGATCAATCCTTTGGCAAGCAGTGTAAAGCGCTCGATTCCGATAATCATCGCTTGTTGTATTTGCCTCCCAAGCAATTACATCATCATCAGCAACTAAACCCTCTATAAGTTCATTTGCTTCTGTTAATGAAATGTAACTATTTGAGTTCGCAGCTCCCGCTGTGTGATGAATTGTTATCGCCATCAGTAGTTGCTTTAGTTTTACGCTTGCGCTTCTGTTTTGGCTTAGAAGCTTCAATAGGAGCAGAGGCCGCTTGTTCAGCAGCCTCCCTTTCCTTTGCTCGCCTAAATGCGAACATTCCCATTAGCTAGATGCACCCTTAATAAGTGCATAGTTTAGGACAATTGCTTGGCTTAAAGAACCGCCAGAAAGATTTCCAACAGTAACTTTAAAAGAGCCAGCAGCAATAGCAGAAACTACTAACCAATAAGCTCCAGCAGTTCCAGCAGACCCGTGGTTTATAACTACAACGTCAGTAGCAGCTACACGGTCATTGTTTACCTGGAAGGTAACTTCTGCACCGTCAGCTAATGCTGCTGCGTTTAATGTTATCTGTCCTGACTCTGTATTAAGAGTGACAGCAGTCGCTTTGCTTGTTGCTTGAGTAACAGTTCCACCAGTTGTATAACCGATGGCCTTACCAGCAACAGCTTCGAATTGAGATGCCATTAGTTGTTACCTCTAATCCTGAGCAGAAATATTGGTCGATCTCACGATGCCAATATTCTTTGTTTCGTAGACCTTCGACCAGTTGGCTACGGTTTCAAGCTGGGTACGAGTTGGATTTGTTGTAGTAACAGCCCACTTAGTACCAACAGGATGATATGTGTAATGGAGGTCAACAGCCATTGCATCTGATTTAGCAAGGATGTCTCTATCTGTCTCAGTCGTCAAACCTGCTTGCTCACCAGAAGCAACTGCCCCAGGAGTGAAGAAGTAAGTTGAATACTCAGTAGAAGCACCTGAACCTGTTTTGGCTACATCATCAGAAACGATGACCCTTAAACCGCAATAAGTAGGAACAGCTCCATTACTACCGTAAGCAGCAGCAATCGAACCACCTGAAGCGGTTGCGCCTGCGCCTGTGTCACCTGCAACAACGTAGTCCACCAGACGTCTTTCGACTAAGTCGTAGTAAACCTTTGAGTGCATACAAACAGCAGAAAGCTGATCACCTGCATCTCCAAGAATTGCCTTAGCCTTAGCAACATGCTTAGGACTTAAACCTGTAGGAGTGTCGCTACTTTCAGAGTCGATACAATTAGCAAATAAAGCAGAGTTACTGTCATTTGCATTAATTGAACCAAAGACACCTGACAATGCTGAAAGCAAGTCTTTCTGTCTCTGGTTTGCAATGTAAGCTCCAACTTTTGCACCAATAGCAGCCATTGGATCAGAGCCAGCAGCTAACGCCGCTAAATCTCTTGCTTCCCACGCACGACCTCTGTGAAGAATTACAGAAATCTGCTTATCAGCCTGGATCTTTCCAGGTGTTAAAGAAGTGCTATCACTTAGCACTTCGAAATCTCCAGAAAGGTTTGCTTTCCAGAAGGGAACGTTTACGAAATCACCACCTTCAGTCGCGTTTAATTCCGCCATAGGCTGAACCACACCGCTAGCCAAAAAGGCATCACGCTGAGTTGTCTGCTCAATCAAATACGGCGTAAAGACCTCTGGAATGATTACGTCCGACCTTACAGTCGCCATAAAAATTACCTAGAAATTAGTTTTACGATGTGGGTCACAAACCCGATGGCTCAGCACAGCCTTGCCTAATGACAATATATTAGCGTGCTGCTGCATTTTTCAAGCGATCATATAAATCTTTGTCAGTTCTAAACAACCTCATCTGTTCAGTAATATTAAAGTTTTCTTGCTCGAATGGGTTCTTGGTTCCTGGTGGAATGTCTCCCCCGCTAGACCTCCCAGCTGGTGCTCCGCCCCCTTGTGGCTTTGGTTGCTTTAAAATATATTCAGGCAATTGTTTCTTAGCCCACTCAGCGACAGGTGTTCTCTCGTAACCATCAACAACGACAGGCACACCATTCTCTATTTCTATTTTATCTTTAGGTAAAAAGTTATTTAGGACAAGAGTTGGATCATGCACTATTTCCGCCAAGGTTTGTACGGCGGGAGAAACAAGTTCTAACTCTCGCACTTTTGTTTCAAGTTCTGTGATCTTGCTATCTTTTTCCGCTGAGCGTTCCCTAAATTGATCCTCAAGTTTTGATCTGGCTTCTGTATATTTTCCTTGTTTTTCAAGTTCAGCTTGTTCGGCCTTATTCTTAAAATCAATTAAAGCTTGAACATCCACATCAGGGTTTGCTTTTGCTTTTGCTTTTGCTTTTTTCGTTTCGTCTAATAGCTCTGCGTTTTTTTTACGCATTGCATCTAATTCAGCTTTAAGATTCTCTTTTTCGGAATCAACAGCTTGCTCCACAGGAGCAGTTGTTTCGTCAGGCATAAAACCCACAGGGTTATTTAGGTGATTTAAACATAACGCTTTTTCTTCCCTTTGCCTTTTTTGCCTTTTTTTGCCATAATTAATCCAATCCCATTTTAAGACAAAGGGAAACCACTGAAAGTCAATGCCCCAAAAAGAAGCCTATATAGACAAGAGTCCCTTCACTGCGATAGGAATCGGCTACAATATCGACCCCGATGATGACAGAACAAACAACCAAGTAGATAAAGATCTCGACAGTTTTCTAAAAGCAGAAGGGATCAAAGCTACTACTACTAGAGTTACAGGAAAACCTGATTACCTTAAATAGCTTGTAGCACGATTTCAGTTATAGAAGATTCTTCAAGTTGTGCTCTTTCCCTTTTTGTCATCTTCGGATGATCACCCTCAAGCCAAGTCGTAGTATCCTTGCTCAAAAGCTTGTAGCGGACGCCTCTAGGTTGGATAACTTCGCTTTCACCCATGCCATTTAGTTTTTCAATAGGTGCTCCATATTTATTTACATGTCTTAGCACTATTTGATGATTACCCCTTTCTGTTGCCCCTTTTGCAAAACCGATAGCGGTATTAGGATTGGTTGTCCAACTTTCCATTGTTGTAACAGGTGAACCTCTTTCAAACCCCTGAACAATTGATTCAACTATTTTCTTGTCACCAACAGCCATACCCCTCCAAATTGTGCCGTCAGGCTGCTTATCATAGAATTTCTGCCCCATTCTAGGGTCTGTAGGAGCACCAACCCACTTAGGGGTCTTTGCGATATAATTCTCCATCTTGTCTGCGTTTCTAGCTAGCAAGTCAACCTGACCAGGTGTTCTCTTAAAACGAGAATTAAGCCCTCGTAAAGATTTCAACTCACCAGGGTTTAATTGTTTTCCAGCTAGTTCTGCCTGTTTTATTTGAACACCACGAATGTCTCTAAAATTGTTCCCAGTCCAGTTGCCAACCTCATATGTAGTCGCATCAAACTGCGGCCCTGACAAGTCATAGTCCCGCATTGCATTCTTACGATCTGGATCATAAAAGAGATCTTTTGTAGTTTTCTTTCCATTCTTTACCCTTGTCCTGGGGGGTGGAGGGGTTCTATCTGAATCGTTAGCAATATCCCTTGGGATAAATGACTTGTCATCCCATTTTTTAAGAGGTGCTCTTTTAACTTTTGGCTTTGGTCCTTCTAAAGCTAATTTCTCAGCTTTCTTAGCAGCCTTATCGAATTTCTTCTGAAGATCAGCAACGTGAAATTCTTCTATTTTTTTTCCTAGTTGTTTTGGTGTAATGGTGTTGTAATTCCCTTTAGGAATCAACTCTGAATAAAGCCCTTTTTTATTTTCAAACCATTTCTTATGCTTTGCTTTTGTTAAATCTGCTTTTTCATAGTCCTTCAAAGCAAGAACAAGATCTTTATCCAGTTTTGAAGCGGTTGCAACTTCAGGTGTAAACTTCTTAAACGTTGTTTCTTTTACTGACTGATCAACTATTTTCTTTTGTTCTGCTGTTAAGGGTTTATATTTAACTTTTCCTACTTTTTCTGCAGGTGTCATATATTTTCCTTCTTTAGCTATCAAAGCTTTTGAAGGTGGTTTCATTTTAGAAATCTTTTCCGAAAGCTTCTTGGAAGCTGCTAAAGAAGCCTTTGTTTTTGGCGATTTAGAAACTGCATCCCAATCAATTTTTGGCTTTGGTTTTATGTCTTCGGGTTTTCCATATCTCTTTTGCAACTGAACTAAAGAGACTTCTGTATTGTCATCTCTGACTAATTTTTTAAGGGCTTGGTCTGGCCCATATTTATTAGCAAGTCGATTAAAATACTTTGCTTTTGTAGTCCCTAAAGCTGCAACCTGTGCTCTTCCAGGGTCAAACTTTGTTTTTGGTTTTTTCTGTTCATATAACCACTTACCGTAAGTTGTGTTAGCAGGGACAGGCCCATCTGCACTTGCTCTTTTTCCTACAGGAGGTGGATCGAAGCCCCACTTTTTGTAATTTATAACAGCAACAGTTGTTGACCTACATCCAAAATGTTGTGGAGGTTCTGGCCCTTGGTTGTATTTGAAGACTGAACCATCTAGGTCTCTGCAAATAGGCGAAGTCCTTGAATCAAGCGTTGCCACATACCTATATTCTTCAGTGATATCAGGATTGGCTTTGTAAACACTTTGACTAGCTGTGTTAGCAACCTGATTAATAGAAGTTCTTACAATCGTCGAAATCTGACCATTTGCCATCTTTGTAACCTGGCCGCCCGCTAATTGCATTTGCTTTACGGTCTTTGCTTGATCTCCAAAATCTAAAGTACCGACAAGCTCCCTTGTTATTTGATCTGTTGTTTCACCAGACAGGAGGCCCGTTCGTATTACTTGATTGAATCTTTTAGCTTGCGATTGAGCCAAACCCCTAAATGCTTTCTTGACAGTCTCACCATTAGGTAAAGTTATTGTCTGACCTTGTTTTGCTGTCAAACGGAATGTTCCTTTAGGTTTAACAATCCCCGCTAAATCATCACTAAGAACAGAAATATTTAAAGCAGTAGGATCAGTATTAACAACAGCCTTAGCAAAGGATGGGCTAACAGCAACAGATCTCACACTATATCCAAGCTGATTTACTATCTTTTGTTCCATTCCAGATGGCAAAGCTTTCTTCATCTGGTCTGCAATAAAGCCAGTTTGAACCTTTGCAACTCCTTCAAGGTCAGCAATTAATGCATCAACACTTAAATTAGCCCAACTATCTAAACTCTTTTTCGTTTGTTTTATAAGTGCTCTTAATCGAGCAGCTTTATATGCAGGTTGTTTGTTTTTGGGCTGTTTCTCTATCTTCTTAAGTTGCTCCACAGCTTTCAGAATCACGCTGTTATAAGAATTTATAAGTTTCTTAGACGTAGTGTTGCTGAAACGATTTAAATCAATCGCATTACGATAAAAGGCAGAAGGGACACCCTCACCAGCAGCAATCTTTGTAGGCATTATTCAAGCTCGTCAGTATCTTCTGGCTCTGCTGATTCTTCTTCTTCCTCAGGTTCTACTTCTTCCTGGGGTTGCTCCATCTCTATTAGATTAGCTTGTTGTGTTGCTTCAATTTCTTCATCAACATCAAATTCATCCCCAAGGACCTCTCCTTCATGCAATTGTTTTAAAAGTGTCTCTTGGGTAATAGTTCCAGCAGTGTAAAGTTGAAGCAAACTACCTATTTCTTGCGGTTCAAGACGTGCTGCTAAGAAATCACGATTAACAAAACTACTGCCAGCTTCATTACTGCCTAAATAATTCGCATGGAACAGAAGACAGTTATCAATTAAATCTTGAATCTGCTGTGCCAAGACCATTAGCGTACTATTTCCTTGAGAGTGGTCTATTTCTTTTGATTTTGCTGTCTCTGCGGATAGCTTGGATCCTTGAACAGCCGCTAGACTTAAATTATTTATTTGCTTTTCGATCTGTTCAAGTTGTTTAAATTGAGCTTCAAAACCTTTTCCTGTTATTTCGATATATTCAGCTCGACCTTCAGCCGGGAAGGCAATTGCTTCTCCTGGCCCAGCACTTACTTCTTCACTTGATTGAGGGAAACCATAAAAAGCCAGCATGGGGACACTGCTGATATGCAATTGGTTACTAAGATCTGAACCGCATTGATACGAGCGCAAGTTTAATTCCCCAATGTCCTCAAGTGGAGGACGTGACTCCATAAAGTTCACCCTGTTTGAATAAGCAACAGCAAAAGGAATTTCTGTTAATGATGTTGTTCCTTCTTCATATAAAACATATTCAGCTTTTTTTTCATCTTTACGATGTAATTCATAATTACCAGGAGTTAACACCCTTACCTGCTCAACTTCTTTTTCTCCATAAAAACCGTCCTGTTCAAATACCTTTTCTAAAAGCCTAAGCTGTGTAAATTTCTGAACCCCATCAATAATTTCTGTCCTCCAACCAAGAATTTCCCGTGGCGTATAAGTGACCCAATATGGGCGGCCTTTTTCACCAGCAGCCGGAGCATCTACGAGCACACCCACGTGTCCGTAGCGAATAGCCAATTTCGACAACTCAAAAGTCCAGACATTTAAATCATTATTTTGTAAATCAACATTAAATAAATTTTCCCTTATTTGATCACCAACATCATTCAAACGAACAGGTTTTCTAACTAACATTCCTGCCAACATTCTTTCAATGCGTTGCAGATATGGAGGAACAACAGAACGTGAAAGTCTTGCATCATAGGAAATATCTTGCTCAGAAGGTTCTTGTGGAAGATACCTTCTGTGTTTTTTACGAATACCAAACGAACCTCCTTGGAGGTCTTCTATAAGAATCCAATGCGGCTCCATATTCTGCCAAGCAAAACATGGATCTTCTACCGTCACACCTGCGGCGGCCTTTTCTCGGTTGTAATGGGTGTAGCCGCTATACATGATATGTGAAGAGTTTAGTTTTAATAAATTCTAATCCCTGTTCTGCTACCCGCACGAGCATACAGAATAGAGAACTCTCGATATACACAGTATCCTAATGCGTCATTAGTGTGATCGAAACCTGTATTTTTGCATGGAAGTTGTGTTTTTTCATCCCATGATTGCAGCTCAAGGCACTCGATTACCCTTCCGCAACGGGAGCTAACCTCCAAGCGTGATTCCCCTTTGGAGTTACAGAGAAGATTTTGCAAAGTCTGGACTCGATCTTTGATTGCGGGGTTAGCTCGCGGCGACATGTTGGTAAAGCCATAAGATTCGAGTATGGATATATCTGTCCTAGAGGCATTTGTCGAACGTTGCGATCCTGAAGCATCTGGAAACACCTGAATTTTACGGTTTGGATAACGCCTAACGATTTCCTGCGCTAGTGCGTCAGTGTCGTGCGCCTTCACAATTTCGTCTATTATGACTAACTTTTCACGGTCCCGCACACAGATAACAGCATTTGTATTAGAAATATTAAAATCTATCCCAATCTTAAGAATGGAATCACTGTAATCAGGCAAATTATCCTTAACGTGAATATCCCTAGAGAACCGATCATATACTTGACCCGTTGTTAAGTTGACGAACTGCCCGTCTAAATAAGCCTTGATTAATTGCTCAGAATAATTCTGCTCAAGTGATTGAATAAATCCATCAGGTAAATAAGGATTATCCATTGTTCTTGCTCTAATCAACGCGGTGTCTTCTGTTGCGTCTTTGTCGAAGGTATGAAACGCCCAACCATATCCCTCTGGAGTCGTTGAAGCATAAAACTGTTGATTATTGCCCGACCTCAATCTTGCTAATGCCATATTCATTGCATTGGTAGCCTCACCCATAGGAAGAGTATCTGCCTCATCAAAACCACAAGCGCAGAGATTCTGGCCCCGCAAGCGTTGATAAGTCAGGATTGTTCTAAGCAATATTTGATGATTTCCTTCCTCAAAATGAAGCGTAAATTCAGGCAACGGTGAAGCTCTATAACTAAAAGGAATTTGCCATTGATCAAAAAGATCATTCATCGTTCTGATCAAAATATCCCGAAGCATCACATTGGTCGGCTCGAAGATAGCTGAAACATACCCAATGTTGTCGGCTGCAATAACGCTGGCTTTCGCTACTAATCCATGTGTCTTTCCCGCTCCAAACCCACAGACTAGACCTAATTTTCGGTGCTCTGTATCTTCCACAAATGCCTTTTGATGCGGCAATAATCCTTCAAATATTCGCGCCTTAACTTCTGCCGCCGTAGGCAAACTATTAATAGAAGACTGATAAGCAAAAGCGGTAAGCGGTTCCTTGTCACATATCCCCGCAATTAGAGAAGTCAACTTAATTCAAACCTCAATAACCGAGCTTGTAATTCCACAGCGCGTAGGGCTGCCTGGTGATTACCACGTTTTGCTGCTTGAGATTCGTAATTTTGAAGACGGCTAAGAGCAGACAGGAGCCATTGTGGCCTCTCAATTTCAGCATCTAATTGAACCAGTGTTCTGGCTCTAGCTATATAGGTTTCTGATTGTCTTAAACCAACCTTGTAGTTTTCCGAACAGTATTGAACAACTTGGGTCTTACTGTGACCATTGATCAGTAAATTATAAACAGAATTAACCCTGCAATCAACTTCCCTGTCTGTAGATTTCTTAGCCATAGGATAAATATAGTTTATTCACTGAATTTTGGTTCATAAGCGGTGTGAATATAATTTCTAATAGAATTTAAATCACGGGACAACATAAGGATAGCGTCATCAGAGATAGGGTCATTTGAGTCAAGAGCATTATCGGCTAAAGCAGCCGCAGTATATTTGGCTTGAGCGAGGAGCAGAACCATACGGTCAACGACAGGTTCTTGTCTTTTTGAGACTGACATGAGACAGAAATGAGATTAGATAAGTGTTCCTACGTTCCCAATGTGCCCACCTTTGCCTATGAGTTTCCTTATTCTCTATTTACCCCTATATATACCCTAAATATATATATAATATATATATATAGAATATATATAGAACAGTTAGAACAGGTTATTAAAAGAGGGTCATTGTAAGGGGTTGCGGATGTTCCTACCTAGGGAACATCGGTAGGTACAGGAGGGAACCAAACGTATTTAAGTGTTCCCCCTATCCTTTTACGCTTTCTCTCATATTTGAGATTACGTAAGACTGATGCGACATTCATAGAGTCTGTTTTAGTCTGTCGTTCGACGGAGCGTTCAATGGCCTCGGTGAGCAAAAGTTCAGTTGTAATAGGTTTTATTTGATTAGACGGATCAGCTAAATATTGAGCAATAACAGGCGCCCAGGGGGACTCGACCATGTAGTCCATATTTTCAGAAGCGATTTCGGCCTCTTGCTCATTTGTTAAGTAATGCAGTTCGCCTTTACGGTAAGCGGCGACGGCTGCCGACCATATTGAATCTCTCTCAAGCTGTAAAGAATCGAGATCAATTGAATCAGTAATCGATTTTTGGCAAGGTATAACCCAGAATCTTCTATTGCCAGTGTCATCAATTAATAATCCTGATTGCTTGTTAGTCGAACCAACGACGATGCCTTTACGGGGCCATTCTTCAACAGACCGACCATAAGGAACACGTAATAAATCCGTAGAACGAGAAAGAAATGATTTAACCTGACCAGCATGTTTTCGTGATGTGATCGAATCCAATTCGGCCCACTCCATTATCCATGACCTATGAAGAACGAGGAGGTCATCCTTTGATGAAATATCTCCGAGTGCATCTGAGAAGAAAGGGCCAGCGAGCGTTTTCCAAAAGGAAGATTTTTTCACACCTTGCGCTCCTTGAAGAACGCAAGCAGAATCGTGCTTACACCCAGGCTGATATACCCGCCTTACGGCGTTTATCAGAGTTGCCTTAAGCATTGCATCGTAAATAGTTGGCTTACCAACGGCTGCATCTTTTGGTCGAAGGTATGTTGTAGCTAACTGTTCGATGTAAGTCGGAGGAACGCAAGCGCTCACGTGATCTAGATAAAGTTTTACGGGGTCATAAGGATTTTCGTGAGCAACTTTTAATAAGCAATCAATCGCTAATTCTTTGGCAACTTTATAACCAAGTTCAGCCAGATTCAGATAGAACAGCTCAGCATTTTTAAGAACTTTCCCATCCATTTCAATGTTATGGGTAAAGGTATTAAATCGAAGTTCAGTCTTTTGACTACGGAGAAAAGAAACTAATTCCTGCGATGTTAGCTGTTCTAATTTGCCAGGTAACGGCGGTGTATTTTCAGGGACGATAGAACTAGGGAACTGTTTCGGCGGTTGTACCCATCCGTCTTCTTTAGCAAATTTCTGAAGCGTACCGAGAGAGATCCCTGAACGGTTGAAGGATTTCCATTTCTCCTCACACTTACCAGGATCAAATTTACTGTTCTTCTGAGATAGTTCTATCCAATCTTGTAAAAGTGAATCATCACCAACGGAATGAGCACCCATCCCAATAGCGAGCCAAGTTTCGTAATTATCTAACCGGTTTGGATTAATTGATTGAAGGAGTGACCGTGCTTTGTCTGAATCTGAATTAAAAACCTGAACAGGTGTAATAGTCTTTTTCTTCTTTTCCATCATCATTTTTAATAATGATTCAGGAGCATCAGCTAAAGGAAGATCAGACGGTGAGCGTCCTTCCATCCATCGGTATCCACATCCTTCCATCGGATGCTGACCGGCCACAACAGATTGACAAGCTTCCCACCGTAATTCGACCTGTTCCAAATTGCCGTCTTTATCCTTTTCACCTGTCTTATATTTTTTAGTTTTAATCTTGGACCAATATTGTTCTGGGACGTTGTAGATCAATTGGAACCTCCCGACGCGCCCTGATGTCACCATCCAAGATTGAGGAAGGGAACCAATGCTTAATTTATTTTCAGTAAGCCATTGCGAACAGGAAGCACCGTCGTGATCAAGAAACATCACGCCAGATTTCGGACCCGATACAACACCAATTGCTTTGGCTTTGCCGCCAGAGATTTCTTTAAAAAGTTCGAGGCGTGAGAGTGGTTTGTTTTGCCAATCTTTTTGATAAGGCCGCTTATTGCCATCGACGGCACAGTATCCCCACGACTTAGGAAGTCGCAAGAGTTCTTGGGTTATATCCATTTCTATCTCTTTAACTGATATTCATAAGCATCAGGTTGAACCTGCGCTCTGCGAATAATGGTCCGAATAAAAGCAGCTCTTGAAAGTTCTGGCCCTTTGTTTTCGTCTAACCATTGGATCTGCTCCAACGGTAGGGCGACGGTTATGACGCTTGTTTTCTGCACTGTTGCTTGACTATTGGGTTGATAGCGTTATGATAGCGTTAGCACTCAACCCCGTCAAGGAAATGGAACCACCGCTTCGGACCGATAAAAGAGAGCTTATTAAGCTGTATGGGAACAAAGTCTGGCTGAAAGTTAAAAAGAGACTTTCCCCTGCTACACGGATGCTATTAGATCAACAGGTTCATTTTGTCGGCCTAATAGAACAGAAAGATTTTGAGTTTTATAATTGGCCTTATAAAGACATCGACAAAGATGATGTAGCTGTCATACAAACACCAGAAGAATGGGAAAATATGGTGGGCCAAAGAGTAGAGGCTATTGAAAAAGCTTTTTATGAAGTAAGAGGCGTTAAAACAGTAATAATGCTTCTCAAATGAAATTAAGACTCTACCAAGAAACCGCCGCGGGTAAGATAGCCGCCTTATTGAAGAACGAAGGCTGTGCTTATTTAGCAGGAGAGGTTCGAACGGGGAAAACTCTCACGGTTCTCTATGCTGCCAAAAAACTTAAATACAAAAGGATTTTATTTGTAACGAAGTTAAAAGCTATCGCGAGCATTCAACGGGATGCGCTCAATTTAGGCGTTCATGTATTAGTAACAAATTATGAACAGCTAAAAAAATATCGCTACAGCGATTGGGATTTATTAATTGCGGATGAAGCTCACGGCTTAGGAGCTTATCCAAAGCCATCCTTGAGATTTAAAAATTTATGCACGGTCAACTATAGGAATATTGTTCTACTTTCCGGAACCCCATCACCCGAATCGTTCAGTCAATTATTCCATCAGTTCAAATTGACCCGTCGGTTGTGGCATCGGTATAGCAATTTCTATGAGTGGTCTAAAGCGGGTTATGTGGAT